GGTATTGTCGTTTGAGAATTGCCCAAAACAAAATAAAAAATAAATAAAAGTGAAAATAAATGTTTCATATAAATTATTTAATGAGTTCCAAAAATTAATGTTACAAATTGACTTGACGCTAATAGAAAGTCCTTAATTGTTATTTCTAAGTCTGAACCGTCGCCCCCTGCAATTTCAGATATACCAACGTTACAATTTGCATATCCATCTGGACCGAAAAGAACGGGGTTTGATCTAGACATTCCACTGACATCCGCACCACCTAATAAAACAACGGGCAAATTAATATTGTCGATCGATGTGTTAAAATCTCTTTCGTCTTCATATGACATTTTAACGAAGTAGTTATTTGCTGCATCTATGGCCCCTGAAGGTAGTTTTATTTGTACTTTTTTAAGATTTATGGCCGTTGGTACATTTATAGATATTTCGCCCGTTGTATCATTTGTTGTGATGGTGACCCCTGGGCCCGTTGCCCATATTTCAGCAACTGTTGTACTGTGACTTACTGAATATTGCGATGAACCTGGAGCATTTGATAAAAGATACATAAAATTCCAATCTGTACCATCATGGTAATATGCTACCTGTACAGAGTCTTCTTCAAAGAAATAAAACAATTTTTCTCCAATTGTTCCCGTTGGTAAATATGCAGTTGGCTGCGGTTCCCCATCATACACACTTCCGTAATATGCCCCTACAACTGTAGAAATTGCAACTCCTTTATATCCTTGTGTAATCCATTCGGCACCGTTTGAAATTGCACTTTGTAATGAGTTTATAGGATTTGAGTCTGTAGAAATAAAAACGGTTCCTTTTACGTGAACGCTTGAATTAAAAGACGGCAATGAAATTCCTGTAATTATTTCAGGGTGTGAACTCATTGATAAGGTAATTTTACTCCAACCGCTCAAATCTGCTTTATTCAATAATAATGCTGTTTCATTTGCGGAAAGTATTAAACCTCCCATATTAGAGTACGTACCCGCTGTTTTTGCAATGTAAAAAACGGGTTTCTCACTAAATCCCGTTGGATTAGTGGATGGTACCGCTTCGCCCTGACATTGCGAATAACCCATAACGGTTACAATCTGATTCAAAGCATCCTGATTCATTTGCCCTGTAATCTCATTTGCCCCGTTGGTATATACTTTTGTACCTATGTATGTTAATAAAGTATCAAACATAATTATTCAGTTATATGATTTAAAAAATCTTCATTGTAATCATTGTTAAAGTCACCACCTTTGTAAATTGCCTGACCTGTTTTGATCACTACTGTATCTGTCATAAATTCAACTTCAACGGCTGCAATGTCGCCTGTTTCCTGCCATTGTGGAGTTATTAAAAATTGTTCAATATAGTATGTAACCCCGTTGTATAATACCTGCTTAAAGTTGTGTAATCTTACCAATCTCAAAGCATCAATAACAAATTCAGGTACCAATATTTCAAACTTGTATTTTTTTATACTTATTTGCTGAATAGGAAAAACGTGACCGTCCAAATTTGCCACATCTTCTTCAAAATCATATTGGGGTTTTCCTAATTGAGAATTGAAATAAAACACATGCTTAAAACTGCTATATCTCAAATGTCCGTTTTTATAAACAATCGGTTCTTCATTCCAATAGCTTAATTTTAGCATTTCAGAAACTGAATTTTTCCATGTGAAATATTCACTATAAAAAGTCTCTGAACCTACTACCATTGTGCAATAGTGTAATCCTTCCTTGAGTGTGCCGCCCGTTGTTAATTGAGCGGTTGCCGGGTTAATTATCAAATCATAGTCATCATATGATACTTTCTCTAATCCTGAATCACTTACCATTGTTGAAAGTACATTTGTGGAAGATCCTGTTTCAGCATTTATCAAACTAAAAGCCGTTATACTTCCACCAGATGTTTTAGAGAATTGAAATGTCGGAACTTGTCCCCTTGGATAAATAATAGGTGACTGCCTGCCATAAGCATATTTTAAGTTTTTGTGTTGCATTGCCAAAGAATTATACCACGGCAAAACAGTATGATTATTATTCTCACTCAATATCATGGTTAATGCTTATCTTATTTGATAATGTGGCAATATTGACCTTTAATGATTTTATTTTCCCTTCCCCTAAATCCGTTCTGATTAATCCATCAACATCAATATCAACACTTGACGGAAATTCTATTTCCTGTAATTTGGTTCTCTTTACAGATTTTGCGGTTCGGGTACTTTGGTTAATTGTGATGGACGGAGCCGGCATATTGTCAATCCAAAACTTTTCATGTAAATTGGTAAATGCTAATTGTCCATTTTGAATTTCGTAAACTTTATTTGTTCCTAAATTTACCGTCGCAATTTGAACCACTCCCCCGGACGTAGCTAATAAACAAAAGCCGTCTTTATTTATGTCGTTTGGTGCTGATTGAATAAAATCTACATCCGTTGTAATTATAGAAGCAGTATAATCTTCAATAACTCCATCCGCAGCAAATTTATTATTTATTACAATCGGGTTACCGTCAAATACTACACTTGTTTTATCCATGAATCCAAATGTAAATCTTTGTGGTATTTTTTCCTTTTCAAACTTGTATTTATTTGAGCCAAATGACCAACTCCGATTAGTTTCTAAACATTTCAAAGCCTTAATATCTGTACCTATTCTTTTTCCTGAAAGACTTAAACCGTTTCTGAAAAAAGATACATGTTCAATAATTAGTTTGTTTTCTGAATTTATGTAATAATCAGCATTAAAAATTGCTTTTAGATTATTCCTTAAATCAGACCATTTTAATAATTCCTTAGAATCGGCACTATCGTAATTTCCTGCAATGATGTTACTTTTTGGAGTGATAAAATAATCAATTGCACCCCCGTATAGAAGTGTTGAATATTCAACATCGTGTTCATGTTCAATTGTCGGGTCAATTTCCTGAATTAATTTTTTAATGAAGTCACCTAATTTATAAGCGTCTTTTAATACAATCGGTTTATCAACTCTAAATTCAATTATCCCAGGTTCTACCCAAAATGAACACTCTATCCAATCCTTTTTTGAGACTGGTATTGTTTGCCTTGTGCTAATTTTGTCATCAAAATACTTTCCTGCAAAGAACAAAGCATTTTCACTGAATTTTCCGTAAATATTTTCACTTGTTGTATTTGAATCATCAACAAAATAATCAGTAAAATGGAACTCGTTAAAATACTTATATCCTGAATTTTTGCTAAAATCATTATCCAATAATTCGGTTCCTGACAAATCAGATAATACCCTACTGTAAAATGTTGGAGCAAAACACCGGACATAATCGGCACTCGGTTCTGAAAACCTTGATCTAAATTTAGTACCCAAACCAATTCCAAATATACCCCTGTTTGGTTCTGCTAAATAATAATAACTTGAATCTGATATTCTTTGAATTACATAACGCCATGGATTAATGGGAACTCCATCATAATTTACGCTTGTAGTCTCAAACCCAATTGTAAAAGGTAATGAAGATGTATTTGTGGCCCCTGATACGTGTGTTAAAGTTCCTGTAATTGGAGTTAATGCTCCAGGGTCTGAGCTTGTAATATCTCTAAAAATACCCGTATTTCCATCTTTGCCTATAAACTGAAAATTTCTACTTGCAACCGTCCATACACTTAAAAAATCTTCATTGTTGTCTATGGTGTTATTATCTGCCAAAATGAAAATATATGAACATGGTCTACCATCAGGATCATAAAATGTGTTCACGTCACCGACAATTACCTTTCGTGCGCTCATCCATGCCGGACGTGTTGGCGTTGATCCTAACTGAATTATTTTATAAAGTCCATCAATACTTATGCCTGTAGTTTTATTGTAATATTGACATACGTCCAAATCTCCTATAATTCTGTAATACTTTTCACCCGTTCCAAAACCCCAACTTACTAACTCATCATGTGACGGCGGACTTATCGAACTGTCATAAGAATTTTTACCTATTATGTTAGTTACAAATGTTGAACCCAAAATATAAACCTGATTTAGAGTTCTTTTTATGTAGGTTAAACTTTCAGATTTTGGCCCTAATTTTATGATGTCATACTCATTGTCTTTTCCTGCTAACAATTTTTTATAACGGTCATTGGTTTCGGGTTTGAATTTTATAATTCGATGTTTATTGTCAAACTCACAATCTGTTTTATAGAAAATACCCGTCCAATATGTAGTCCATGTTCCTGCAATGTTTTTTTCTAATTTTAAATTGAAGTCAGTATCAAGTGTAGCCTGGTCAATAGTGTACCAATCTTGTAATGTAAATGTTAAAGTTCCGTTTAAAGTTTCACGGTAAAACCATTCGCCTGATTCCTTTTCCTTATCTAAAGAAACGTCTTTTCCGTAAATTGGATAAACCAACTCATAACCCGAACCAATATCCATTTTCCATCTAAACATACCGTGTCAAAAGGTTTTTATGCTGTTTGATAACATTTCCGTTCTTATCTGTGAAGTATACGGCCCCTTTAACTTCGTTTTGCTTCCTGATCTTAATCAGTTCACTTTCGACATTTCTCATATCGTTTGTTGGTGCAAATATAGGTACAATTTCCTTATGTATGTTATTTTGAACTTCAATGTGTCCCGAACGTGTTTGATTTTCGATATACTTTTCTAAATTACCCCTATTAATGTCGCTCACAATTGACTTAATTGCATTGCCATATTTAGAGACTGAACGTTTATTAAATATGGCCATTGTTTCACCACGTTCAACCCTTCTATCTTTTCCATCTTTAGTTACTCCTAATTGGATGTCATTTCCTGATGCGTGAGAATCTCCGTAATCAAACTCTTCATATCCACCATCTCCGTATGCTTTTTTGGTAAGATTTGCGGCCTGAACTTTTGAAGCTATGAATGAACCCCACATTAAACCAAGTGCCGGAATTGCAAAAGGAAATCCTAAAGTACCCCAAATTTTTGCACTTGCAGTTACCAAAGATGATGCCTGCTGTACTGATTCTATTAATAATTGTTGTTGTTGTGCCTTTTTTCGTTCTCTTAGAGCTGTCTCCTGAGCTTTCTTTGCATCTTGCAGCTCTTTGGTTACTGTTTCAACATTATGCGCCCGTCCTGCGTTTCTGTTCTCTATTTCTACCTGCAAACGGTTTTCTATGCTGTCAATTTCGTTTTTAATAGTATCGACATTTTGTTGTGCAATTTCCGTACGAACTTTGGCCCATTCGTTTAATTGATCTTTGGCATATTGCAAAGAATCGGTTAAGGCTTGTTGTTTTTCAGAACTTAAATCCAATCCTATTAAATCATAAATAGATTGTTTCTCTTTTGCTTCGCTTGTGCCTGATCCTTGTTCGAGTGACTTAATTTGGTTTTGAATGATTGACTTTTGAATTTCTGATAAGTCACCGCCAAATTGTTCGTTTAACTCTAAAATCTTTTTGAGCCTTAATTTTTCCTGTTCAATCTTGAAATCAGTTTTTTCCTTTTCGGTTTTCTCCAATAAAGCAAATTCAGTATCTTTTAATTGTAACTCCAAATCATAAGAATCTAAAGCCTTTTTAATACTTTCCTGTTTGCCGTCTTTTTCTTTGTCTTTTTGCTTTTGGAGCAACTTATCATATTCATTAAAATACCACTTATCTAATCCGGCTTTATCTTTTGTCGTTCGAGCCTTAACCTGATACTCGAAATAAAGTGCTGTCATTTCCTTTTCAGTACCTTCTTTTAAATATGATAGTTTTTCTTTAAATTCTTCATCAAATAATTCTGTCGATGATTTACCTTTATTTTCTGTTTTTGTTCCTGATTTTGTTGTTACTGTTGTACCTGATTTTGTTTTAACTTTATTTTCAACTTCTTTAGCTAACTTAGATTGTTCTAATAATACTTTTCTGTTAGCTTCTATTTCTGCTTTTGCTGATTTTTCAGCTTCCTTTACATTATTGTTATAGTATTCTGAAGCCTTTTTTCTTGCATCTGAAATACTGTTTCCTGATTCAGATATTGCTTTTTTAAACTTATCAAAAGAATCTCCAGCATCATCAAAATTTAATGTAAATAAATTCTTAAGACTTTCCCATAAATACCCGGCAGCGGTTCCAATATCTTTAAATGATTTTATAAATCCATCCTTTACAATTCCTATAGCTGTTGGAATGCTTGACCATTGAGCTTTGGCAATGGCAATATTTATTATAGTCGTATCAACAAATTTAGTAATACCAATTCTTAAACCTTCAACAACATTGTAAAATACTGTTTGAATTTCCTTCCATGTGTTTACAAAATATTGTTTAAATACTAAAAAACCATCTGTTTCAAGTGCCCTTGCTTTAGACTCTTCCAATTCTGTATTAAGTCTGATTGTTTCGACTTGTGCCTTTTGAATATCATTTAATAATCTTGGTTCGTCACTCAATGCTTCATTTACTGCCTTAAATACATTTAATGCGCCCCCTGCGTCTTCACCTGCACCCCTGAATAAATCTGCCGTTAATTGTGCTGCCTGTTGTGAATTTATACCTACCTTTTCAGCTTCTTTTGAAATTTGTCCCAATGCTTCACTCGCTGTTATAGTTCCGTTCTTTACACCGTTTAATAATGTTTCTGTAAACGGTTTACCAAATGCGTTTTCTAATGCTACTTTTGAAGCAACTGTTTGCTCGTTTATTGATAGTGTAAATTCTTTTAAAGCATCTGGTAATTTATCCTGATAAATACCTAAATCAATACCACTATTTAAAATGTCTGCAAATTGTTGAAAACTAAAACCTGCCTGACCAAAGAAAACACTATATTCAGAAACAGATTCTAAAAACAAATCTTGCTTAACTCCTGCATCAACTAAACCAACTCCAATAATATCAAGTGCCGTTTTATAATCAATCCCAAAATTAACAACTGCATTTTTTGCAGCTAAAAGAGTTTCTTTAATTTCTATTCCTGTTCCATCACTTATTGCAATTGCTTGTGATCTTATTTCCTTTGCTACTTCGCCTGTTGTGCCTGTTATGTCTTGAGTTATTTTTTTAGCTTCTAAAATAGAATCATTGTAATTGTACCATTCTTTTGTAGCAGCTGCTAATCCTGCAACTACTGCCAATATCCATCCGTAAGGGGTTGCAAATAATGCCTTTGCACTATTCATTACACCGCTTATTTGTTCCTTTACATTGCTTAATATCGGTGCCGCTTTACCAAATGTTGATTCAAAATAATTGCCTACGTTTAACGAAGTTGGGCCCGTTGCAGATTGTAGGTTTTTCATTTCTTCATAAATCTTTTTGGTCTGAATTTCTAATTCACGTCCGGCCTTTGTACCCTTTCTTTCTGCATCACTCATTCTATTTAAGGTAATGGTATTTATTTGATGTTGTGCGCTCAACTGGTCAAAACTACCCTTTGCAGAACTTGCAGCATTTGCCTGTAATTTCTTAATTTTTATATTTTCAGTTTCTTCTTTTGATAGCCTTGCAATTTTTACACTTAATCTATCTGTTTGCTGTTGGAGTTTATATCCTTCTTCACTGTTCTTTTTTTGAGCTTCTGTCATCTCATTCAACTTAGTTTTATTAAGAACTAATTGAGCTTTGAGATTATTTAATGAACCTGAAACTGTATCATTTACTTTGCTTTCTGCCTTACTAACGGCATTGTTTGCTTTTTTTGCTTCTGTGAGTGCCTTTAGTTTAGCGTTGACTGCTTCTAATTCTGTTTTAACCTTAATATACGATGCTGTTAGTTTTTCAATCTCTGTGGCCGTCTTTTTAACTGAATCCTGTTGCATTGTGGTTGTCACATTGCTTTTAGATATTGTACCGTCCAATAAAACAGCCTGAGACTTCATTTCCTGGATTGAAGACGTGAAAGTATCTGATAACTTTTTGTACTTATTTATAAGTTCATCGATGTTGTCATCTTTCAGTAACTCACTTGTATAAATTGGATTCATCTTTTACTTTTTATTTGTTCTTTAATATGCTCTAAAGTTTGGTAATACTTCAAAACAGTCATTTGTTCGGGGTCAATATTTACATACTTTGAAATCAATATATTTGTTTCCTGAAATGATTTTACGTGTCTTACTTCCAATCCATCGGAACCGTCGTAAACTTTAGGCTTAAACACTCCATACATTTCATTGTCAATTGTTATTAAATCGTTTTCGCTTTGGTCATTCAATATTACATTTAGCATTGATTTAGACCTATCAATTAATTTTATGTAGAACTCGAAACTTTGCGATTTGTCAACAAATTTTGGAAAATAGACTTCAAACTCACTATCAATTTTTTTTTTAATTCACCTAACAATGTGATCATCATTGCACGTGTGATCTTTGTTCTCATTAAAATTTCACGTGTTTTGAGTATTCCGTTTTCGCTTATGTCATCATTTGGCTTACCGTCAATACTTTTAATCATACAAATAAAACTACTACATTTCGGGTCAATGTTCTCAAACATGAAGTAATAAGTATTTCGCATATTTAAAAGAGATTGAACCGCTTTTTCTTTTTGGTCTGAATTTAATAAACCTATTGTTTCGCTTATCTTTTGGTCAACATCTGCAAAGGTATTGCCTAATCCTGAATCAATAATTGAATACCTGTTAAATGAGTTGTAACGGACAATCGGCATCTCTTCTATGCTGTCATACATTTCAATGTCGTGTCCGTTTATATTTATGTCTTTCATTAGCAAGTTTCTTTTAAGTGAATTTTTGTTTTGATCTTGAAACAGCCATACGGTCTCATACTGAACTGGTCTTTAATTTCATTGTGTGAGAATCCTTTGTAAATTTCATCAACTTGAGTATAATAAGCATTTACAATTAAATCAGCATTTGAAAATGATGTTTCATTAAAAAACTTCATCACATCCCAAATAACATTGCTTACATTTCTGGTCTCAAAGTTGTTAGGGTAAACAGCCATAAAATCAAACCAAAAAACAAACTCAATATCAGAACTTCCATTTATTGACTGAAATTTACGTTCTGTTATCTCAAAGTCATCACTGACAACAAATGAAAAATTACCTATTGTATTGTCCGGGAAAAGTTTTATATATTGGTTTCCACTTGAATAAATTGCAGGATATTCTATGATTTTGTCGTCTTGCTTTTCGGTGTATCTTTCGGCCCTGCCAAATGCTTCGTTTAGCCATGAAAATTTTGTTTTTAGTTTAGTATTTATTTCTCCTAATGCAATATCTAAGAATCGCGGAGTATCTAAAGTTTGTGGTGTCATAAGTATGATTGTATTTTGGTTCTTAAATCTGATTTTATTTTATTTTTTAACAGATCAATTGATTTATCTGTTAATCCTAAAATAGAACCGCCGTATTTTTCTATCAAATCATTTGTTTTTGAATCTTTGGCATCAAAGTAAATATATTTAGTACCGTAATCAATAAATATACTTGCATGAAAATCTCCCGTATCTTTTAATGTCACCCTATCTGCAGGTTGTCCAACTCTTATCTTAACATCAAATGTAAAATCTGAATATTCTGGTACTATCTCATTTCCTTTTCCATCAATACCGGACATTAATTGTTTTCTATTTAGATCAATAGTAAATACTTCATTAATCTCAATTATATCTAAAACGATTTTATCCTTATCAACTTTGATCTTTTGAAGGTTGCTTACTATGTTGTCAATGGCTGTCAAATTACTTCAAAATTATCATTAAAATATTTTCCAGCAACTAACCATTGATCTAAATGATTTTTCGGATTTCTTGCAATCATATCGCCTATTTTTGGGCTTCCATTTGATTTGTCGACATCTGAAATAGATACTTCTATCACATTGTCTTTTGTTTCATGAGATACAATGTAACCAAGATTTTTAAATTCATAAATATCGCTTTCGGTTACTGGCCTTAATTCTGCGATTTGCTTTCTCCTAAATTGATTAAATTTTGTCATTTGATTTTATTTAAATTGTTCTATAATTTACACCCCTAGCCAAACACGGTAAACATACGTTAGAAATCTTTGAACTGTCAAACATTATTGAGTTCATTTCTTTGTCATACATGGATTTTAGAGAACGGTTGTTTTTTGGGTCACCTTCAGAACTTCCATCAATTTCATATAAAACCATTTTTGCATCAATGTTCCTTTCATTCCTGTTTACCTTAGTATTTGCATTGTAAATAAATTCACGCATCATGGCCAAACCAACTCCCTTACAAATCAGATTAGCAAACAATGCCTTTTGTTCCACAATGAAATCTGTGTAATCACACATTACACAGATTTTTAGATTTAACCCGTAATTATTGGAACCCGTAAAACTAACTTTATTTTTTTCAATTACACTAAAGTCCGATACTGTCTCAAATCCTTGAATAGTGAAATATCTTGTATTGCAGCAAAATTCAGAAACATTACATTCTACACTATTTGAGTATTGACCCGAAATTCCATAATAACAAATATAGTAATTTGCATGGCTTTCAAAACTCCAATCAACTGCAAACCATTGTGTATCTTTTGCCGTCGTGTAAACTAAATTCGCTGTATAATCGGGTGCAACTTTCCCGGACTTGAAAACCTTTACAACTACGCTTTGAGCTTCTGACAATCTCAAAGATATGGAAGTGACTTTTGTTTTTATGCTTAAGTCTCTGTGAGTAGAAAACTCCAATCCTGTGACTTTTCCATTTTGAGAATGCCCTGTAAAATCTTCTGTCTCAATTATCGGAATGTCTCTATTTAGTAAATTCTTTGCAGTTCCTAATCCAAATTTTTGAGTAAACCAATCGTTTATAGTTGTGGCAATGGCGTCCAATGTTTTTGTTTTTAACCACTCATTAAAGTGATTTGTTTCTTTCCAGAACTCTGTACTTGTTATTGCTACATTTGTGCCCGTCTTTAACCTTATGTAAAGTTTGGAGCTATGATGTACAATATCATCAACTTTATAATCTGTTTTTGAGTTGTCAAAATTTGGATATGTCGGCTGTTCCGGACAAAACGCATTTAAGTTCCCAAGTGTCAACAAAGGATGATTTGATTGATAGTATAACCCACTTGAAGAAGTGTTTAAATCCTTTATAACTATTGAAGGTTCAAGGTTTGATCTCCAACCTACCAAAGAAGACAATTCTGTTTTTATTGTATTCGTGTCAAACATTTTTTTAGAATTTAAAAAGGAGCGAACCGTTATAGTCCGCTCCTTAAATCAATTAATCAAATCAAAAGCCAAACTATTCTGCTGAACCAATTGCAAATTTTGCAATCGGGGCCGCTTTGGTTGCGATATCGTCATTATAGGCTACAACTGTAGCAACGTCAATACTAAAACCATAATGCTGCTTCATTGAACGGGTATTGTCAGCCGTTGCCGCTCCATGCAATGCGCTATTGTCAGATACTCCATAATAGTAGTAAGTTGAAACAGGCATATCCAACATTGGTAAGTTCATTATATCCCATTCGTGAGTAGGTGTTTTAGTTCCTAAAATACTTTCTCTTTCGTGTCTGAACAACAAACCAACTGAACCCGGATTGATGATATAACCACTTGCTGCGTGACCGTCTGCATTTGCTAATCTATTTGAGAATCCAAAAACCTTATCGTCGAATTGAATAAGCTTATTAGCTTCGTTGTAAAGTCCTTTTTCTTTTAGTTTCTCAATTCTGGATTGTAATCCGGTGTTTCCTATGATATTAAAAGGCGAACCATAAAAATCATTTGAATACATGATTGGAGTCAAGTCACCGATAATCTCATCCTTTTGTGCGTTGGTAGCCACAATTACATTACCTGTATTTGTATATCCTAAAATGTCGCCAAATACCTGTGATTTTGCAGTACTTAAAGCACTCAGACAAGCTGAATCCAAAGTATCTGCAAATTTGTAAAGGTAACTCAAAAACAATCTTTCATATTCACGTTGAACATCCATTTCGTTGTTCATGTGATTTGAAGGTGTAACAGTGAATCCCCAACTATAAGTAGTGAACGCAATAGTCACTAATCTTGAAGTGTTTTCAGTATCTGCAATGGTTACCGTTCTTGTGCTGCCTATTGTAACTGTATTACTGTCATAAACGGGAACTTTAACGTCGGTTCCAACTGCTGTTAGTGCCTTTTGTTTTAGTTCTTCTGACAATATGCCACCTGCACCCATTGACTGCTGCATAAATGCATCATACGCTCCATATCTTGAAGGTCTTAACGTCCATTGGTCAAGGTTCGCTTTTGCTCGGACTTCTAAAGTCCTTGTTAATATTAAACTCATTTTTAAAAATTAAATTTGTGAATAAATAAGCTTACTTGATCCTTTCCCCCTTGAAGTGGCAAGTTGCTGATGTGATTACTGACATTGTGCCGCTACCTGTCGTGCTAAATCGGTAAAACGCTTTTGTAGGTGGACTTTCAATGAAAATCTTTGTGTTAGTGGTTTGGTTTGTATTTGTCAAACTATCCAACTTTACATAATTAACCCCGTCAACCGAACCCATAAAATAGGTCTTTCCAGCTGCGGTACCGCCTATTTTTGTGTTTACAACCTGAAATGCTCCAGATGCAAAACTACCTGCATGTGCGTAATCCAGATTTACAGTTGCTGTGTTTACAATTGTGTCCGAACCTGTGAATGTGTTTATCTTTTGAGCATCCATGCTAAAAGAAATCAACAACATAAAAATTAACGAAAATAAATACTTCATTTTTTTTTTAAATTATAAGGTTAAAAAATACCCGTCTCTTAGGTTATAGGCATGTCGTCTGTGACGGCTTCTTTATAAAGTTCGTCAAACTTCTGCCCGTATTTGGGATCCGTTTTTGCGATTCCCTGTTCTGCCAACATCTTACCAATTCCAATCGTAGCTTCGTTCTTTGTTTTAAAACTCCCTTTTACAATAGTACTACCGCTGCCGCCTTGGCCGCCTTCTGATCCTGTACCTGTTACATTTCTGCCAGGTTCAAGTATCGGTTTGAGTTTCTCTAAAACTAATTCGCCCGCTGTGAATGGCTTTTGTAAGTTTGTTGGATTTGAGATGATATGCCCGTTTACATCTCTGAAAACTGTAATCGTGTTACCTTTTTCGTCTTTTTGAAATTCTGGTTTCCCTGTTTGCAATACTGATTGTTTAGCTGTTTGAATCATTGTATCTATAATACTTTGATCTAAAGCCTTAAATTTCAATCCTGCTAACGTACCGTTTATTTCAGCTTCGATTTTAGAAGTAACTAATTCGTTATCCTTTTCAGTGATCTTTGACATATAATCCGTCTCTTTGGTTTTTATGTCGTTTCTCAAATCTGATAACGCTTTATCTTTGTCTTGTATTGATTTGGTCAAATCTTCAATCTGTTTAGTCAAAACAGCATCTCCTCCCGTTTTAGCTAATTTTTCTAAATCTGACTTTTCTTTTTTGAGTGTTTCAATTTCGGACTTCAAAGAACTTGTATCAGTTTGTGTTTTGAGTTCATTTACTTTGTCCTTTAAAAATTGGTAGGTCTTAACTCCTGCAGGCTTATCAACTCCAAACAACTCTTTTATGTCATTGTCATAAGCCTTGTGAACTTCTGCAATCTTATTACCTATTACCTGATTTTCATCATTCTGACTTAATACGGTAATGGCTGCGATTTGCTCAGGTGTCAAACCTGCTAAAACTGAATTGCTTTTGATTAAATTTTCTGTTAACATTTTATCCCTTTTATGTTATTAAATAATTGATTACTTTTTGAATGGATTGTAAATTTCCAATTCTACTACAAACCCGTTCGGATGCTTGAGAAAGTTTTGATACTCTCTTTCATCAAAGTATTGAGCATATGGTTTACTTTGCATTAAACCGTTTGCATCAAATGATCTTTTATGAATTACCGCTAATACTCTTTTTTCGCATCCTTTTTCTGGCTTGCTTCCAACTAATGCCCTGAACGGTTTTAAGGCTTCAGTTAGGTGCGGATTTTCGTTTTTTGTAACTGTTGTTACTTTTTCTGGACTTTCCATTGATTTAATAATTTTAGGTTTAATAATTTTAGGCTTCTTTGTTCTCATTGCCTATTGGTTTAATAATGTATGATTTTAAAACTTTCTCAATTTCATTTATCTTTTTGTCAAATGGCATTTTTGCCCCAAATAATCTCAAAGATATATTTTCACGCTCAAACCTTTTTATTAGGGTTGAAAATCTAACTTTCAACATATAATCAAAATAGTCTATTTGGTTACTATCATACATTGACTTTACTTCTGTAATTGTCAAATGTCGGAATGGGTCCAAATTCTTTAATATTTTGTGTTCTTGTTTCTCATCTTTATTGTTTTTGTATTTGGTATCAATGTACATTTCTTGGAGTTCATCTAATACCATTTGATCCGCATTCATTGCCTTAGCTTCATTATAGGCTTTGAGTAAATCATCACTCGAATACAAATAAAATTCAGTTCCGTAATTACAGAAATAAGATACAAAGTTTTCCCCAAACATCAACTTTGCCATTGTGGTAAATGTCCATTGCTCAATATGTTCAAAGTTGGTCTTTAGGTTATATAAAACTTGTTTTCTCTTTTCGTAATTTCCCAATACTTGCTTTTCGTTAACAGCTTCTTTGGTTTGCTCATTAATTACACCCGTTACCGATTCTTTAAATTTGGTCTCAAGTCTTACCAACTCACCAACATTGTAGTTTAAAGAATTCACATCAACTGGAACAATTCCCACGGGCGGACTTAAAGCGGGTGTATTTGGAGTTGGTACCGGAACTTCAATAAATGATCCTGCACCTGTAATCCTACTTGAGCATTTAGGACATTTCTTTAGTTTGTTACCTTCGTAAAGGTATTCCATATTTTTACCACCAAGTAAAAATCCATGATCACAACTAACGTCTCCATCTGTATAATTACAATCTTGTTCATAACCCCAATAGATAGAAAATGGAGCGTAAAGGTCTGAAAACTGTTTTGAGATTGAATAAAACAAAATCCAATCTAATAAGGCTGTTTTACCTGATATTGGACTTTTCTTTAAATCGTTGTTTTCTATTGACATTGTGTCAGTCCAAAACCATGAAGCCGGACAATATCCTAAATCATGTGGATTTTCTGACACCAACATATCTAATTCACCACTATCTGACATTTTAAAGGTTCTGTAATATTGGTCACATATGACATAATACTTATCGTTAGAATTATATACGACATACTTAAACTTTCCTTTTTCAGTTTCGAAGTATTTGATATTTTTAATATCAACCCTGCAAATATAAGGTTCCGGGTATTCTGTAGTTTGTTCTGAAGGTAAGTCAACCACTAACATTGTGTTAATGGCTGACTTCATTACTTCAAAACCCGTGGTCGAAAAATAATTTTCTAATTCGCTACTTTTTAAATAATCTGAAAATATAACTTCATAATCAGGTTTGGTAAACTCATATTTGCGAACGGAATTTATACCGTCAAATACTTTCTCCAATTCTGAAAATGCTTCTTCTGTAAGTAATGTTGTTGGTATTGGTTCCTTAAACAACGTTTTAAAAATCGTAAATTTATCTTCAGGTAATAAAGATCGTACAAAGTTAAGAAACTCATTAGCGGCAATATTACTAAACTCTCTTTCAGTTCTTGTTACTGAATGAAATTTTAATTTTTCCTGATGCCTTTGAGCTATTGAAAGAGTTTGTTGATTACTCTTCTGTCTTTCCTTTATCGACTGCCTTATTTCCTGAATTTCCATCTACTTTTTTTGGTTCATTATACAAACTCCAATTACCCCCGTTTTCCATTGCTAAAATCCTTTCTGCATGATCTTTGTCAAACTCCCGGATTATACCTTGTGCTGAAATTAAATTTACTTTACTCATGACTTAAAGTTGAGTAATGCCGTTAAAGTCAGTTGGTGTAACAACATAGAATTTATCACTCCAATTTTCGAGCATACCAAAAGCTATCATATTGTGATCTGGAGCTTCAAAACCACCTATGATTTTGTCACCAATAAAGAAAGAGTTTGGAGCCAATGGAATAGGACGAAATTTTGTAGGTGTAGTCAAATCATCAACTAACCCCGCAATTTTACCATTACCATTGATAAGATAAACTCCTAAGTTTTCGCACATGTACGCCTTCATTAATGCAATGACGGTTTGCTTTTGACTAAGAAACTTACCTGTAAATGTAGTAGGTGTAGAGCCTATTACTTGTGCAACTCCGTTTACAGTAGCGTTACCACCACCGTAATTTCTGGCTTCACCACCTCCAAAAGTAGGCTCTGAAACAAAAGGTGAAACGGTTACTTTTGTGCCATCTGATGCAGCTTTTAGAGCCGTCCACGTAGCTAATACATTTGGGTTTGCACTTGCAATTACTGATTCATTCAGTGTTGTGCCTGTAGAATAAACCCTTTGAAACATAATTTTCTGAACTTGCCCGAAGTCTTCAGGACATGTAGAAGCGGTTAACGCTGTCAATGCTGAACCTACCGGACAACCGCATAACAATGCTGTGAATAAGGTCATTTTTGCTAATTTAAGATTAATAAATAAATTGCGCTTTGGCCCATTGCAGCGGTTTAAAAGAACTATTGTGTCACAAAAGTATGTCTTTTTTTAATATGTTGGTGTAAATGATTTAAAATTTATTGTTTTGGCTTGTTTTGGTGAACGCTGTTGATGTTTCTTTATATGTTTGAGTAGTAACACCACAAAATAAAAAAGAGCCGTTAAAACTTAATTTAACGGCTCAATTCGATCTCATAAAAATTTACTAAATAAAAACTCTAAAGGATTACTTCATAATAAATGATTTAGGTTAAAAATATCTCAATGGTTTAACAGATACAAATATATGCTTTTAAATTGATTCCGATTTAATTAATTTTCCAGTCGTTCCCGAATAAGTAAGTTTTAAGTTTCCAATTATCCTTACTTCATTTTCAATTACCTTGTTTCTATTAAAATACTTTTGTTTTGGTATTCCTTTTGGAAATGTCCCTTTTTGGATAATTTCAACCCGTACACCCTTAATTGTAAAGTGATCATCTTGGGCCGTCTTGTTTAACCAATATTGTACAACTCCCGAACTGTGTCCTAATGCCGTTCCGATGGAATAATAACCTTCGTATCTTTTTCCTTTGTACTCAAAAATATATCCTTTGGGGTGTATCATTTTAAAAGGGTATAAACATGTTTTTTAAATTAGATTCAATTTTCCGTATTACTGATTTGTAAATTTCGAGTTCTTTAGATAGTTTATATCTTTCAAGTCTCAAATCTTTGCAGCGTTGTTTGTGATAGTTTGCTCTATTTTTCCAAAACTCCAAATTACTTTCTATGGCTTCAATTTCTTGCTTTGTTTCTGTGAGTATTCCAAACTGTTTTCTGAATTGTTCTGTGGTTATTAGTTCATAAAATACATTACGATGCCCTAAGTCGTATCCATCATGGCTACTTGAATAAAATATTCCTGATCTAATTTCAACTTCCCATTTATCAGTATATTTTGGGTAATTTTTCCAATTCCTATGCATCCAAACATTTAACTCTTTCAAATTGCCTTCAGTCACTTCAATGCACCAATTTTCTGGAAATGATTCTGTGACTTTCTGAAAGTAGTCTTTGAATCTAATTCCTTGAAGTCTATTTTCGTTAAAATAGTCTTTAAGTAATCCAAATGTAATTTTTTGATTTTCAATAAATATATAACCGAAGTCTATGTGTACATATCCAGAATCTTTATCATATTCAAACTCGGATTTATGTAGTTGGATTTGCAGTGCTTTTGATTGTTCAGGATTAACCTTAATTTTGAACTGTTTAGGTAAGTTCATACCTTCTTTTAGTTTGTACATTACTTTTGATTTAATTAATTTTCAAAAAGGTCTTTGAATGTTTTCTTTATAAACCCTATTATAAATATTAGAGCTAAAATAAAACAAACACTACTGACTATAAATTGTAAAAAGTCTCTCATTTTATTTGATTTTTAAAATGCAGCCGGTCTAAAGGTGCATTCTCAGGATGTGACCGGCTGCTAAGTTTGGTTATTTAATTTCTTATGAACTCCTTAAACTTTTTTTCAATTGCGACAAATGTATTTTCAAGGTTTTGGTCAGGATTGTTAAAATCCTTAGTTGCTCCAAAATGATCTGCAATGTACGTTAAACTTGCATGGAAGTTGTACGCTAATATCTCATTCAATTCCGCTTTTAGTTCATCCAAATCAAAGTAAGCTAATTCAACATATTTGTTTTTCTTTTCAGACCAAACACCTGCAACATATGTTTTTCCTTCTTTGTCGATGTTGACACCCAAATGATCTTCAAAAAATTGCCCCTGGTAAGGTTCGATATAATTTTCGTGCATCTGATTTGGGTTTGTAATTCTTCCTAATTGTTCAAATAATTTGCTCATGATATTTTTGTTTTTGATGTAATTAAAAAATTTTATTATTTATACTCTTTTAGCTCTTTTTCAAGATTCAAAATAGTTTCATAATTCAGCATATAGTCTGATGTTGTGTATATTTCTCCATCAATAAAAAATACTTCCGTAATTCCGTATTCTTTTACTAAGTTTTGATCTTTAATGTTTGATACTAAATTTGTCATTTTAAAATATTTTTGTTTGTTACTTAATTTCTGATACAAAGATAATCATTATTATAATAACAAGTACATTTTATTATAATTATTTTCATTATTTTTTAAAATAATTAATTCAGCCTTTTTATACCCTGTGATTTAGGGGTTAACTCAAAGTATAAACGCATCATTATCATATCTGCAAAGTCCGGCGACCTGCCTAATCTGATTCGTATCTCTTCCTTTTTCTCTAAACAGTATTTACCTTCATCGTCCATTGGTAAACGGTTTATTTGCTCGAGTTCTTCAATGATCTGTTTTTTAAATGTCAAATCTTGAATGTAAATAGTGTTGTCTTTTACCGCTTCGCTCAAATAATAGTAACATTGAGCTTTTAGATTCTTAAAGTTTTCCACGTTCTTTTCATCCTGGTTCTGAATGTAAATAGGTTTTCCGCCATTGTGAAAATTAACTGCTCCAACTAAATTACCATTTCTGGAAGCGTGTCGGGTAAACGTCTGTAATCCATCAGCGTCATAAACGACGTTCTTTATTGGAACTCTATATTCAATTCTAAGTTCGTGAATTTTCTTACTTACCAAAACGTCGTCAATCTTATCAATAGCAATGATCTTTTTTAGCACTAAACCTGACCAAATACCAATAACAAAAACGTCCGATCCTGTATATGCAATGTCACAAGTCATATAATTTTCGTTTGTTGGTTTGATGAACTCATTTGTGAACATGCCTAAAATATTCGAATATTCAAATAATGCGTAAGGGTTATCATCAAAGTTCCAATCACCATCATGAAGACGTTTTTTACTTGCTGAATCCAAACCTAATAAAGTTTTGATGTAACTTTCTGGTAAGTGTGGGTTGTCTTTTGGTAACGCCTGTATAAACTTTCTTGACGGTCTAAGCTCTTTGTTTAGGTGTGGATTGTAAAACTCTGTGTATGTCCAATTCTTAGAAGGGTTACACGTTCCTAATATTTTCGGGGTTAAATTATATTCGTTTAGTTTGTATCTTATCCTAGATTTAAGTATTTGCCATGCTTTGTAACTCACTTGACTGCATTCATCAACAAAGGCCCCTGTTATCTCTAAGGAACCAAGACTATCAAACTCCGGATCACTTGGATAAAGAAATAAGTCTTTGAGTAGTATCTCGCTACCATTGGCCCATTTTATGATACCTGAACTTTGATTGTAAACATATTGATCATTGAGTAGTAAAAAAGTAGTAGTCTCAAAGAATGTATTTAATGTAGTCTCCTTTAATGATTTTAATTTTGCCCTACCCATTACCCACCTAGTACCCGGATAAAGTTGACACATCTCTATTAACCAAAGAACGCCTATCTTAGACTTACCACCGCCGGCGCCGCCTCCATAAATCAGCTCTTCCGTTTCCCTATCCTTTAGGTAGTAAACCGCATTTTCTTGCTTTGGTAATAACTTCATTCATAAAATGTTGTCTCCCCAATTTGGAAATTATAAAGTGTTAATATTTCAGATGTACAAAATTGAACCATATACAAAGTTTCTATTTTGTCAATTACGTAACCAATTACAAAACCTTTATAATTGTTTGTTTGGTCATATACTACTTGACCAATTTCATACATAGGTGTAAATCTTATTTCTTTGGGCATTTCTTTTAATTTATGGTTACTCTAATCAAATATTGCATCGTGCCGGATCTCGGACAATTAAACGACTTACAATAAGTTGTGTCTGATATTACTTCATTCTCAAACAAAAATACTTTTTCAGAACTTACAAACTTTAAATCAGGTTCAATCTCATTTGTTTGGTACCTGCAATAGTTCCAATAACCTGAATAATTAGTAAATGTGGTTTTGGTGTACTCTTTTGGTGTTTCTGGTTTTGAGCATCCTGCGAACATTAGCAAAAATACAAAGATTGATAAATACCTTACAAATCTATGCTTAGCGTTGTATAAACAAAGTCTTCCTTCGCTGTCTGTTTTGGTGTAATCGCCTGCTTTGAATTTCTTTTTACCAAAATACTTTGAAGTTTCACTAACTCTTAATATTTGTTTTTGATCTATTGGTTTCATTTTATAAAAATTTAAAGTAATTAAAATCTTTTGGCATTGCTTTGGTTATCTTATCCAAACTTTCATAATCTTCAATCTCTTTGGCTCTGTGATAAACTAATCTAACTAACGTCACATTGTGATCATCTTGTATTTTTGAAATTGTGTCCAACTGCTTTGAGATTCTATAAAATAGAAATAGGTTGCAGCCTGTTAGGAAAATTAGGATTATGATTAATACTTCCATCCTTATGGTTTATTTAGGTGTTCGTGAATATTGTTTTCCATATTCCCCCATTTACCTTTTATTTGGTTTCCAAATCTTGCACCCATGCAATAAGAATCGTAATTAATGCTGCAATTAGAGTTGTGTTCTAAATTCCATTCAGTAACATGGTTTTGCCACTCAAATATTAATCCTTTTGGCTTATCATTTATCATGTCGAAATAGATGTCACCTAGACTAAAGAAGTTGTCACCTATGCAATATATGCCCGTCACATCATCTTTTACAATGTGTTCGACTTCTGTTTCTTGTTTCTTGCAAAACATGTCAATTAACAACTTTGTCGATCTCTCGAAGTCTTGAATGTATTTTGGTTTCTTTTTATTACTCATTTTTGATTGATTTTTGATTTGATTACGAATAAAATTTGTACCCATCGACGAGCGCACAAACAAAATCTATTTGATTTCGCTATTTATGTTCTCTCGGATTTGGTTTTTACCTTCTTTTCTGATCCTTTTGTTTATGCATCGCTTTGCAAATTTAACAATATTAGGTCTGTTTTTGGTATAACAATATATTTTCCTTGCATATATTGCGTCCTGCTCTAATCCATTTTTTAATACTGATCTCATTATGGCTTTATTCCTGAACCCAAATTAATAATCGTTGGAGCCTGTTTTATTTCGTTCCCGTCGCTTGTTAGGTCTATCTTATCGCTGTACTTCTTTGGATTCATCTTTGATAATATCCATTTCCTTGTGTCAATCCTTAGCCTTGATCGTTGTATGTGTTCGGTGTTAAGTACTTGTATTTCTATTCCGTCGCCTATTTGCTTAGTCATGTAATCATTGGTACCGTCATCTGCTATATCCATCATTTCGTCAAAGATAATATCAGCTCTAACGTCACAAGTTCGCGCGTATTGGCTACTTAAATCTTTATCCTTTGCTAACCACTCTAAAAATGTTTTCCTAGATGGCAGGCTTTCATTGTCTCTTAATATATGCCTTATGGAATTACCTTCTGTTATTTTGTGTAATATTTCATCAATTGCGTTTTGTTTTTTTTCTGGTGTCCATTCAATTGGCCTTCCCTTTTCCATTTGATTAGTGTTTATTAGTATTTAATGATTATTCCATTTTCTGTTTGGGTTACTTCTTTGCTTTGATCTCTGAATTTGTTTATTGCGGAATTGCTTAGAGTGTTAACTGTTATTTGGTTTTTCAGGGTTTGATCTTTTTTAACTTCGTTTATCCACTTGGTTGGAGGTGCTAACGGTGCTATTGGTTCGCATGTATTAGAGAATAAATCTATATGAGTTGCAAAACCCATTTCTTTTAAATTTCGCTTCATTTTAATTTGCTGAAAAATTGGTAAAGTAATCGATTATATTATGTTCGGGCGTTTCCTTATTGTAATTGCGTCTTTCCCATGATGACAAAGTAATTATGGATTTAGGTACTTTCCTTTTAATTGGTTCATTAGTGCTAACTTTAACTTGCTTTACATATTTCAACCAATCTATTGTCATTTTGACCAAATTTTATAAACTTCGACAATCAAATCAACAAACAACTTCCCAACTGAAATTAGCTTTACTAAACCGAAAAAGTTATACCATTTTGTAGAAAACAACTTACCGTCAACAAATAATATTGTCGCTCCTTTGCTTATGTAATCCCAAAGAACGTTAATTGTTTGCTTTGACTTTTCGAGTATCTCTAACAAATCAAACTGCTTTTGTAGTTCAATCATATTTGTAGGATTCTCAATTTTAGTTTTCATGTGATCAAATAATAATTCGGTGTTGTCCTTCATTATTTTTGTCACTTCTTTAATTTCAAATGATGTTAGTTGCATTTTGGTTTAGGTTTTATTGTTATTATTTTTTTTGGCATTAGGTATTCGTCTAATACTACAATTTCAGTGATAAATGTTTTCTTTTTTGGCATTTTTATTGATTTAAAAGTTCCTGAATCTTGTTTTTGATTTGTGTTTCCGCTTCTATTGAAACGTCGGTTTTACGTCCCGGTGAAACTTCTCTATGTGTGGTCACTTTGTCTAATCCAAACCCGTATAATTTCATCCTGACAAAACACCACTTAGCAACTGTTTCAATCTCAAATTCTGTCAATCTTCTTTTGTTGGTGTCACCACTTACCGCAATACCTAACATAAAACTATTACAATCATTTATACCTTTAAATGATGATTTGCCGGAGTGCCATGCTCTATCATTGTCTTTAGCCAAAACAGTAAGATCACCGTTTAAATCTACAATGCAATGATAAGTTACTTTTGATTTAGGGTCTAAACACCAACTAACGGAACCATTATAAGATCCTGATGTATGATGCAAAATTATTCCTTTAGGTACTATCTTTTTTTTGCTTATGTTTGGGGACTGCTTAAATGTTTCCATCTTTTTTTATTGCAAAGGTAAAGACTTTAGTTCAATGTTGCAATTATCGCATATAAAACGGGTTTCAGCATTGAAAAGTATAATCATATGAACACTACCCAAATTATCAAAATCTTGAAAATCAGTTTTACAAATGTGGCAGCTTTGCCAACATCGACGAACGTTGTATGTTTGATCTTTGAAGTCTTGGATTGACTTAAAGTTTTCAGATATTTTTTTTGGGTTAAAGTCCATTGGTTCAATTTATTGAATTGCGCAAATAAACAAGTTACCTGCAAGTGCTATGATACTGCTACTATTGAACATTTGTGGGAGAAAATTTAAAAAGTTTTTCAACGGGCTTCGTTTCATATTTAGCATTCATATTCGTTTTTAGTTCGGATTGCCAAACACATTCAAAGTCATTTGGGGCATTATACTCTGAAATAAAAACAGAATGCCCTTCTTTTGTTTTTTCTCTACACCATTGCCAAAAAGCAATATGATTGAACTTGTCTTTATATCCTGCAACACCTTCGTAAGGTGGGTCGCAATAAATGATTGAGTTTTTAGGTAAAGCAATATCGCAATAAGAACTTGATGTAAATATAGTTCCTTGCAATCGCTCAACTTGTTTCATTAAGTTTTTTCTACCTTCCATTGCATAGTTAGTTCCTCGCTTATTTCTTGCATACGTCCCAAACCAAGTTGAGCCAAATGTTACTGCAATTCCAGTAAATCCTACAAGTTCTTTTGGATATTGCTCTTTATTGGTTTTTATATCATTGTATTGCTCTTCCGTTATTTCGGTAGGTGGTTGCCAATTTCTATTTACAAGTGCGTTCCACATTTCTGCAATATACTCATTATAGTCATTGGCAATTCTGTTTCCATCTACAAGTTCAATCATATTGCATCCACCACAAAATGGCTCAACATAAAATTGTTCGGGCATTCTGTTTTTTAAAATTATCGGTAGAATGTCTTTGGCAATCCTACGCTTACTTCCCATATATTTCATACTCTAAAACTTTTTAAATTTTCTTTTCATTTTCAAATCAAAATCCTGCCAAATAAACCGCACCAGCAGGTAACAGCGGTTTTGTGCAAGCTGCCCGACACACAAGCCAACGCTTCGCAGCCTGACACAAAGCCGCAAAACGTTATGCCCCATTTAACAAAGCGTTCAATGAACCATCAATATCCAATCTACCACCCCACCATCCAAGACTAAACCAACCGTCATTATTATTGATAGTTCTTACAAAAATTATCTTTTCGATTTTATCATCGGAAACTTTCAAATCCGCTTTTACGAAGTAATCAGTTTCTTTTGCGTAAAGCCAATCACATTCCTCAACTTCTTCTTTCCAGTCATTTAAAGTTTCTTCATCAATTTCTGCGAATGGAATAATTTCTGTAATCACAACTTCCATTCTTCGACTTGGTTTAATCTTTCCGTCATCGAAGTAATTATACGTTTGACCCAAAACGGGGCATAACAAAGTATTGCCAATAGTGGGGGTTTCATTTTTCAATTCAACATTTTTCATATTATCAAGTTTTGTATTTTAATTAAAGTTTAGTGGTTTAATGCTCCACCATCGGCAATACTCGGAACGTTACCAGTAATGCTACGAGCGTCTGTGCTTAACATCACCTGACATCGTAGAAACTGAACCTCCTATCATTCCGCAATCTACATCGCCTGACATAGTTTGTATATTTCCATCAACATCACCAGTAACTTCAACGTCACCGCTTTGTGTTTTGATGTTTTTAACGCTTCCTGTAACTGTTACTTTATTGCAACAATCAACTTCTAATTTTTCAACATCGCCATTTACTACGATATTTATTTCTTTACTGTCTGGCGTTACGTCTTTTCCGTTTACCATAATTTTACCGTTGGAAATCACTACATTTCCACTTCCTTGAATTGTCATTCCGTTAATTGAGATTGTGTTCATTTTATTTGTATTTATTGATTAAATTAATTTGTGAAGAAAAGCACTACTGGTAACAAGGTATATGCAAGATTGGGGTCATTGTGCTTCTATTGAAAATTTCGTCTCCGAAATCCCCAACCTCGCATATACCCGACCGTTATATATTTTCAAATAAAGACCTATCAACTAATTCAATTTCCGGCAAAGTCTCAAACTTCGCTTTAATCTCTAACATCTTTTTATTGTTCGATTCCAACCAATCAATATAACTCAAAACTCCTGCAGCTCCATTGTTTCTGTAGGCTTCTTTTAATCGGTTGGTATGAATAATCTCTTTAAATTTGGGTTCTTTGATGTGGTAATTCGGTTCTGGTCCTGAATAACTTTTTAGCATAGGTAAAAAGTCCACCACAAACCCCGTCTCAGTCTCTTTGCACTCAAAAGGTATATTTATATTATACCAACGCTCCAACGTCTTAACGCCTTCGTTTACGTCGTCAATGTTTGATATTTCTTTAGTCATTCCACTTTCGAGTAACTTAATAAATTCGTGTCGTCTGACATATGAACCATATCTAACCAACTCATAAGATTTGGGTAATAACTTTGCAGTGTTTCCCAACTGCTTTAAAATTTGCTTTTTCATTTGATTTTTTTTAAAAGGTTCGGGTATCTCTTTTGACACCCAAACCTACGGTAAACAAAAATATTAAAAATATTT